AGTTTCCATAACAGGAGATATGGAGTTTGCTGAACGAGATAAAGTTATGAATCAAATAAGAAAAGATAAAAATATTTTATTTGGAACACAAGCAATTTTTTCAGAAGGCATATCGTTAAATGATTTAAGTTGTTTAGTATTAGGCACACCAATAAATAATGAGCCATTACTAACACAGCTTATTGGTAGAGTAATTAGAGAAAAAGAAGGAAAACAACAACCTGTGGTTGTAGACATTCATCTCAAAGGCAAAACGGCAGCCCGTCAAGCAAATGCAAGATTGGGCTACTATATGAAACAAGATTACGAGGTAAACGTATTATGAGTAAAGAAATACAACTTAACTTAGAAGAAATGAGAAAACTAAAATTCTATTTAGCTACTCCAATGTATGGTGGTATGTGTCATGGAATGTATACTAAGTCACTAATGGACACTACATCTGTATTTATGCAGTATGGTATTCCTATGCAGATTTATTATTTATTTAACGAATCATTGATTACTAGGGCAAGGAATTATTGCGTTGCTAATTTCTTGAAATCAGACGCCACACACTTAATTTTTGTAGATAGTGATATTCACTGGAAAGCGATGGACTTATTATATATGATTCATTTAATATCAGAGAATCCAGAACTATACAGAATTTTTTGTGCGCTATATCCTAAGAAAACAATAGCTTGGGAGAAAGTAGTTAAGGCAGCTAAATCAGGAGATTTTGACGAAAGACCATGGGAACTAGAGAAAGTAGCAGGAGATATGGTATTTAATCCATTACCTGACGAATACCCCAGTGGAAAAGCACCAATATTTGAACCAGTAAAAATCAAAGAAGGTGCAACTGGATTTATGATTATAGAAAGAAAAGTATTTGAAGAGTATGCAGAAGCACACCCTGAGTTATTATACACTCCTGACCACTTAAGAGAAGGAGAGTTTAAACCAGGAGAACAGATTTATGCTTTCTTTGATTGTATAATTAATGAGCAAAACAGATATTTGAGTGAGGATTATATGTTCTCAGAAAACTGTAGAAAATTAGGTATGGACATATGGGCATTACCTATGGTAGAACTAATGCATTGCGGTTCTTATATTTTTCAGGGAAGCCTTATAAGAATGGCACAAGCAGACGTTCACGCAACGATAGCACCTGAAGATGTGGTGAAAATGGCTAAGAAAGGGCCTATCACGCCTCAGAAAAATAGTTCTTGACACGGGCTCAAAAATTTGTTATAATATGTTGTTATTTGATTGGAATAAGATAATGAGAGTAAGCAAAGGAAATGTTGCTGACATAGTAACTATCCTTCGTATTATAACTTATGAAATTCAACCAAAGAACTACTACGATAAAACGTTTAAGTTTTATCAGTACCGATTCGGTGGCAAGTCATATCTCAAGAATCCGAGAGATTTACTTGAAACTGGTCGCACATTTAGTGATAGAGAAGTTGTGGAGTATGCAGGTGTCGCATCATTCCGTAATTATCACGAGTATGTGAATACAAAAGACACCACATTAGATTCATTGGTATGTCCAGTATCAATGGAAATTATAGAGAAAAACAGACTGCTCGAAGTGAAAGAAGGTCGGATTCACTTCATGTTCGAGGAGACACAAAAGGAGAATAAAAATGGCAATTGGATTCAACCAAACCAAGGGCTCAGCCCAAAAAGAAAAAATTGAAACTTATAACTATGCAGGTAGAGAAGACCATCATGTAAGACTTGTTGGTGACTTATTACCTAGATATGTCTATTGGATTAAGGGTGAAAATGGGAAGAATATTCCTATGGAGTGTTTATCTTTTGATAGAAACTCAGAAACTTTTAATAACAAAGAACATGACCATGTTCGTGACTTTTATCCTGACTTAAAATGTGGATGGTCTTATGCCGTTCAGTGTATTGACTACGCCGATAAATCAGTAAAAGTTCTTAATTTAAAAAGAAAACTATTCGACCAAGTAATAGTAGCCATGGAAGAGTTGGGTGACCCAACAGACCCAGTCACAGGATATGATATCCATTTCAAAAGAAAGAAGACTGGCCCACAGGTATTTAATGTCGAGTATCAATTACAAGTTCTAAAGTGTAAACCAAGAGAACTTGAAGATTGGGAAAAAGACTTAGTTGCAAATCTAAAGTCTATGGATGATGTTCTTCCAAGACCAACAGCAGACGCACAGTTAGAGTTATTAAGAAGAGTCAATGACTCAGGAAGTGAGGTTGCAGATGAAATCTCAGAGGAGTTTGATGTATCATGATAGGGGTCGGAGAAAAGTTTCCTGCGTTTACTTTGAAAGGAGTAAGCCCAGATAATGAGTTTGTAGATGTTTCAGTTACTGAACACTATGAGCCGTTAAAACATGATTATACAGTTATTTATTTTTATCCAAAAGATTTTACTTTTATTTGTCCAACAGAAATATTGGGCATGGATATATTAGAAGACGAAGCTAATGTAATTGGTATTAGCGGCGATAATGAGTTCTGTAAACTTGCATGGAAACAATCTAACCATCTCATAGAAAATATACATCATTCACTAGCAGCTGATTGCGGACTTGGTCTAGCTTCTAAACTAGGAATAGTAAACGAAGCAGAAGGCGTCTGCTATAGAGCTACTTATATCATAGATAGAAATGATATAGTACAGCACGTAAGTGTAAATACACTTGACACAGGCAGAAATGCTCAGGAAGTTCTAAGAACTTTACAGGCAATAAAAGCTGGTGGATTAACAGGTTGTGAATGGCAACCAGGAGAAGATTTCGTAGGATGATTTTATTTACAGCAGATTGGCATATTAAATTAGGACAAAAGAATGTACCCGTCCCTTGGGCGTGTAGTAGATATCAGATGTTCTTTGAGCAAGTGCAGGACGCAGTAGATAAACACGAAGTTACACTTCACATCATTGGTGGGGACTTGTTTGACCGAGTCCCTTCCATGGATGAACTTACTTTGTACTTTGATTTTGTAAAAAGAACAAAAGTAAGAACAGTTATCTATGACGGCAATCATGAAGCCACTAGAAAAAATAAAACTTTCTTTGATAATTTAAAGAGAGTAACAAATGAATTGAATCCTTTAGTAACAGTTATAACTGAAACTTATTACGAGGATGATTGGGCGATACTGCCTTATGCAGATTTGCATAAAAAGAAAAGTATAGAAAGTTTAGACGCAGCTGTTGTCTTTACTCATGTGAGGGGTGAGATACCACCTCATGTTATACCTGAAGTAGATTTAGAAAGATTTGATAAGTTTGATGTCGTATTTGCTGGAGACTTACATGCTCACGAGAATACTCAACGAAATATTGTGTACCCAGGCAGTCCAATGACAACATCTTTTCATCGTAATGAAGTCCAAACGGGGTATCTAGTTATCAATCCTGAAAACCATTGGGAGTGGACATGGCATCAATTTGATTTACCACAATTAATCAGAAAGACTGTCACCAACCCCGATGATATGATACCAACAGACTTTCATCACACTATTTACGAAGTCACAGGAGATATGCAGGATTTGGCACAAGTCAAAAACTCAGAACTTCTTGATAAGAAAGTTGTAAATAGAACTGTGGATGCAAGACTAGACTTGAGTGGTGATTTATCTATTTCTGATGAATTAGTAAAGTATCTTCAAGAGATTCTGTCTTTTGATGATGATAAAATAAAAAACATAATGGGAGTATTTAATGATTATTCTACAAAA